GATCCTTTCCAACTCCACTCTTGTTCACCATTATCTTTTGTTTTTAAGATGATCGAGAATGGTTTATTCAAACCAGTAACCTTTTGAAGAGTGCCTAAGAAATCTCCTAACTTATTAGCATGGTCGCCGTCATTATCAGAAAAATTAATCAAGAATTGTCCGTAAGAATATTTAGAAGCATCATCTTCAACTTCCTTCACGACATACTCGTAAACCTCTTTCTTGAAAGAGATGGCTTTTTCTAGTGAAGATTTCTCAATATTCTCATCACCAATGCCGCTCCCTTGAGGGCCTTTTGTTTTACCATCGAGACTTTCTCGAGAAAGAGTCTGTGCATCTTCAACACCTTCCGCTTTCTCAACTTTTCCCCAACTTTCAGGAAGTTCATTTTCAAGCCCAAGAGCCTTTGCACGTTTACGAATCCATGCCTTCACTTCACTTTCTGGCATATCAGAAGCACCTACAAGTTTGATCGCATCTTTCAAGTCTTGACTATTGCGAATAGGATATTTGCCATTTGGCATTGCCTCTCCTTTCTTAGCAAGATCTTTTCTTTCTTTATGAGAGAAATAATTCTTGTTACCTGCTTTAGAAATTTCTTCTTTATGCTTCTCACAAAAAGCCTTGAAAATCTTTTCAGAAATCTTACCTTCGACCATGCTTTTCGCCAAATCCACGACTTCGGTAAATATAGGAGTTTTGGCTTTAACCTCTACATCTTCTACTGGTAAACCTAGGATCTTTTTAATATTATCTTTCATATCAAAGATAAACTTATAATCATCGATTTCAGTTGCAGGATCTATCCAAGCACTTCCAATTTCTTCAAATCCATCGACAACAATTAACGAAGGTGAGAACTCATCTAAATAAGTCATAAAGTAATGGATTTCAACATCACCATTATCATAAACACCTACTTCAGTTAACAAATTATCATCTGTATCAATACCTGTTTCTTCAAACAACTCACGTCTTGCTGCAGTGCGAAAATCCTCTCCTGCATCGACATGACCACCAGGAATACACCAATCTTCTGAATAACTTCCGCTTTCACCAGCTCTTTGTAAGATTAACAACTTAGAACCTCTCCAAACAAGTATATCCGCATATCTCACTTTACCACCTTGTTTAGCTTTTAAAAGGTCTATGTATATAGATTTTTTAATCAGACCTTTCATCCAACTTTGTCTCATTGAATCTAAGGTCTTAATATCTTTCAAAACATCAGCGATTTCAAGATCTTCTTCAAGAGAAGCTAAAGATTTTTCAATTTTCGTTTTTCTCTTATAAACATTTTGAAGATCTTGAGATTGTTGTTTTAAGAATGCATTAAAACGATTTTGAGCCTTTTCAAACAACTCAACATCACCATTAGAAAGATCATTTAACTGAGCTTTTTGAAGTGAAAAGTTCTCTCCTAATTGATCAATCTCTTTATCTAGAAGGTGAAGTTGTCTTAAATTATCTCTATACTTTTGGATCTTTTCAGCCTTAGACTGAAGTCCGAATAAACTTTTGATATCCATGACTAACTTTGTTATAATTTTTGCACTAAATATACGAACTTTTCAATCGTTTACACAAACATTATCCGCGTAATAACTATGATCACTTTCTATTTCAATAGAATAAGAAAAATCCGGAAAATTTTCCTTTGGTATTTTTAAAATAGAAGAGACTTTACCTCGTTGATTTTTTCTTAATTGTAGGAGCGTATTAGGTTTAATTTTACTTACTTCTAAAGACCTACCATTAGCTAAAATGATTTTACTACTTTCGTGAATCCTATGAATCCCTTCTTCTTTGATCTTTACATCGTCTTCAAAAACAAAATAAAGATCAAAGATTTCTTGATTGAAATCTAAGATCAAAGATTTGTTGATTGATTTTACTTTTTTGTATCTATTTTTATGAGTTAAAACCAAGTCACCAACTTTTATATCTTTTATCCATTTAGGACCATCAAAGGTCTGTATTTCTGTATAACCACTGTAAAATTGACTCATACTAAAAATTTTTTATCCCCAACCATTATTGTTACCTTTGATTTTCTCTCGACCTTAGATTTATAATCTTTAGGTGGAACGAATGTTTGTAATTTATCATCCCAAACATAATCATCTGGAATATAACGAGTACCACATCTACAATTCCCTGATACACATACCTTACCTTCTCTTCTTATGATCAATGTATGATATTTCTCTAATTCAACATCATAAATACGTCCATCGTACTTTATAATTTGAGGTTGAAGAGCTTCGCTTACCGCTGTCGTATTAAAGCATTCATCTATATAAATCTGATCATATTTAGAAGTGTAAGTTTGTTGTCTTTTTTTATCAAAAACAACAACTTTTCCCATATTCCTATATGACGGTCTTCTTCCTATTTTCAACATCAATTCTCCTAAATCACTAGCCAATCTAGGACTAGAAGTTGAAAACACCCTATTGTCTTTACATTGATAACCATCCCAATTACGTCCTTTGTGAATCGATCCATCACCTTCTCTAAAAGCATCTAAAAAAATCTCGATACCTTCTTTATCAGCTTCTTTCACTTCAGATGGTATAAATTTTTCATGTGAGTGTCCGAATTGACACATATATTCCCACAAATCATCTTCAATACCTTTTCTACAACGAATCTCTATATAATTCGAACATTTATTCGCTTGTGGAAATAATTCTACACAACAATCAAAGATTTTTTGAAGATATTTATTCTCACTTTGAGAAATATGTATTCTTCTTGTGTCATACTCAATCGTAGATCCTTCTGATAAAAAATACCCTAAAAACTGATAAAATAATTTACTATCGTACGACCGATTCCCAAATCGAATTGAAGTGATAGATTCCCCACTCCAATTCGGAATAGTTCTTAAAAATTTATTACTCCATTTGTTAATAGATCCTTCAGGAATTAATTTCCAAGGACCATTTCTCTTTGAAATGACATGATTATGATTAGGAGTAGTCATGAGAGAAAAACTCTTATGCTTTCTAAGAATCATATCCCCTTTATACTCTTGATCGATCCAATTCACTGCCTTTACATATTCAGCATCACCTGTCTCTAAGTTAATAGACAGGAAAGATTCTGTCTTGTTAAGATCTTTAAAAAATTTAAAACCTTCATTTGTCAAAACCTCTGTTTTATCATCATAACAAAATGGATGAACTGTTCCAATGACAGGTTTCCAATCCTTGCTCTTCCTACCAATATTATCACCATTTTGAATAAGTTCTGATAATTTGAAGATTCTAGGTTTTGAACCTGCACCTGCTGTAGTATAGAGATTTAGGCAATATCTACAAGCTCCTGGATAAACTTCTTTGTATACTCTTGCATCTAATCCATGTTGATTGATTATCATTTGAGCATTCCCCAATTCATAAATGTTTTGGAACTCAGTTTCGACTATCCGTCCCCAATCTCGATTCCAATCTTTCAACTGATTACCGATATTACTTACGATACCTTGGACTGATCTTTTTTCTAAAACACCTAATTCATGCTCTCTTTTGATTGTTGAGAGTTCTTCTATCCGACGATTTTCAACAAGATTTTTTATCTCTTGCTCTGAAACAGAATTCGAAAGGGTTTTCTTTACCCTTTCTCCCATTCCTTTGATATAAGAATAACTTCTTGTAGCTGCAGCTTGATATTCATACAATTCTCTTTTAGAAGGTTGTTTGTATTGTTTTCTAGCTGTGTATTGTTTTATATCTGTATAGTTTAAGGTTTGTAATTGTTTTGGCGTTAAAACAGCAGATAACCTACCAAATAAATATGCTTGCCAATAAGGAGGGATCAATTTTAGATCTTTCCAATCAAAATGAAATTCATCGAGTACTTTCTTATCGTTGTCAGTTAGAAATTCTTTTCCTAAGATATCAGCGATAGTCCTAGCTAGACGATAATCTACAATCGTAAACAATCTCTGTATGTCGTCTGGTGTAAAAATCATAACTTTGATTTGAGTTTAACCATTTCTTTAGTTAAATCTATTAATAAATTATCCATTTGAGTAGAGAAAATGACTTGTGCCAATCCTTCGTAACCACCTTGAACCTTAGGATAATCCATAGGATCTTTAACATGATGTTGGATATTACTGACTCCAGACATCTTCTCTACTTTCAAACCTTTTACATATCTGAGATTCATTTTCCAGCTCCCCAATTTTCTTTGATATACTTCATAGCACTACCAAGGATTGGATTTGAAACCATTGCCTTCTCATAATTTTCATCTTCGAAATCCAAAGGATTTTCTTCTTCTCCTTCTTCATCTACTGTTTGATTGTCGACCTCTTCATTCATACCTTCACCACCGTACATTGCTTGTTGCTGCTTTGCTTGAGCTGCAGTTTGATATACTGGATTTAGAATCGTATCGGTTTCAGGATCAAAATCACGACCAGAATATTTTTTAAAAATATCTTCCATTGATACCATACCACCTTCAAGTTTTTTCTTATCAAGTTCAACTTGCTTTTCCTCATCTTCTATTTCAATACCAGTGAAAGCAAATTCAAAATCAGAATCAATTTCGTCAATAAGATAATGGTTAATGATATTCTGTAAGAAAATTAACAATGGTTTTAACCCTTTATCTCGACTATGGTTCAATCTTTCCCTTTGACCATCTTGTCCAAAGATTTGAGCTTGGTCTTTGAATTGAAAACCTAACTCAGTTGGATCAATACGATAAACCGAACATGTAATGATAAGTAGGAATTTCAACCAATCATTGAACTCCATATCCCGGTTATTCTTTTGTAGATCAATCCATTCCAGATCAATTCCATTGATAATTGGAACTCTGTGAGAATTTGAAACACCACGCATCGTTTGTGTCCAAGCCTGTCGAAACTCATTTAAAGTCGTATTATCAATATTATTGTTTTTCACATTGATAAAACCCTTTGGTTGAGATCCTTTTGAAAAGAAATTACCATTATACTGCATACCCCATAATATCCAGGTAATAATCTCTACAAGAGTTTCTAATTCAGAGGTACCATAACCGTTCTTATAAATATTAGTGCTCTTATTTCGAATACCATAACCCAACTCCCAAGGATAAAAAATCACATGTTCTTTAGTTGTTGGATTCTGTAGGATCATATCATTGAATACCATACAATACCTAGGTAGATAACCTTTAAAACGATATTTCTCCCACTCTTCTCTCATTTTAGGATCAGCACTGTCTAATAGTCGTATTAAAGATGCGTCTACAGCTCGAAACTTATTTAAATTCCAGCTTCTATCTCTAACAATTTCAAAGGCTAATTGATCCAATGTAAGAGTGTCGAAAACAATCTTTCTCCCAAAATCTTGAAATGTATCAAATTTGTCCCATTTTTCATTGATACCACCTTTTTCTAAGAAATCAATGATATACTCGATTTTCCTCTGTTCTTCTTTTGTAGGTTCAGTTGTTTTATCTTCAAAACGACTTTTCTTCTTTCGTATCGTAAACCCCTCTTTTTGTTCATCAAGACTAAAATGTAGAAAATTTTGGACTTGTTCAACGCGAGTATTAACAACACTTCGAATAATGAAGATATCTCCCATCCTTCGAAGTGTTTCAAAGGATAAAGAACCGTAATATCTAGGATCTTTGAAACCTTGGCCAGTTTGATTAGCCTCATTTGGGTCGAAAAAGACAGCCTTCATCTCACTGTTTTGTCTTGAGTTTGCATCAAGATAAAGGTTTGCTTTCATGATCGCTTCAACATCATTTGAAGATACCATTTGTTGAAGTTTAGATTGTAACAATGTTGGTACAGTCTTGTTCAACGCTTCGATCTCTTCAAATGAGAGAGAGGCCAGACTCTTTATTAAGTCTGGCCTTTGTGATTTGTTATTGCTTCTTTTTCTACTCATA